CCCGCCTAACGCCGCCTCGATCGAGGTGGGTTAGATACCCAACGGCCACCAGATCGTCCGATCTGAGCGATCTGGTGGACCCATATTCTCTATATATAGGCCAAAAACACCGGATACACGGCAGCCGCGGTTAAAATACGATTAGGCGCGCTACGATCGTAGCGCGCCTAATAAGGTCACAAAAGGTGCCATAAGGTGCCATAAGGTCATCAGAAACCGTTGTTAATGGTGTATATGGGGCTATGAGTATAAGAGCACTAACAGACGCATTAGACACAAACGCCGCGGATCCAAAGAAAATCACGATCGACGGCAACACGGCCGAAGCCTACCCGATGGCCGAACAATTGGCCCGGATCCGGTTCGTCGCCAGCGAGGCCGCGGTACGATCCAGCAAACGCGGGCTTGTGATGTCACGACTCACCGCACCAGGGCCGAGCCGATGATGTGGCCGCGATGGCTCCGCAGGCCATCCAAACCCGCCGTGAGGATTGGAGCTCGCCGAGCTCTGGATCACATGCGAGCGGAATACGACGCCGCCGCAACCGGCCGGCACAACCAAAATCATTGGGCCAATGCGGACGGCAACTCACCCAACGCGGCCGCCTCGCCGACGGTACGGGCCGAGCTCCGAAAGCGGTCACGTTATGAGCTGTTAGAAAGCAACTCTTTTGGCCTCGGCATTGTCCGCACCCTGGCCACTGATCTGGTTGCCAGCACCGGGCCGCGACTAACGGTCGCCGGGCCGGACCCGATCGCGAACCAGGCCATCGAAACGCAGTGGCAAAAATGGGCCAAGGCGATCAAACTGCCGGCGAAGCTAACCACCATGAGGCAGGCCAAGATCGTCGACGGTGAGGCCGTTGCCTTGCGGGTAAACAACCCGAGGCTCTTTCCGGTTCAGCTTGATATCCGCCTTCTCGAGTGTGATCACTTGGCCAACCCTAACGGACAATTCGAAAACACGCGCCTTGTCGATGGTATCGAGCTCGATGAGATCGGCGAGCCGTTACGCTACCACCTTTTAGACGATCATCCTGGATCCGATAACGTCTTCAATTTCACGGCCGCCGGCAATTGGCACGCCGCCGGTGATGTCATTCACTGGTATCGAGAAGACCGGCCAGGCCAACGCCGCGGGATCCCTGAAATGGTGGCCGCCTTATCACTTTTCGCGCAGCTCCGCCGCTACACACTGGCCACCGTTGCCGCCGCCGAGGTGGCTAGCGATTTTGCCGCGATCGTCTACACCGATTCGCCGGCCTTCGATCCGGCCGACATGGATGACTTCGAATCGGTGCCGATCGAGGCCAGGACCATGACAACCTTGCCGTATGGCTGGAAAATCTCGCAACTTAAGCCCGAGCAACCATCGACTCAGTACCCAGCGTTTGTGCGGCAACTGATGACTGAGATCGTTCGCGGTGTGTCGATGCCACTAAACAAAGCGCTCGGCGACTCATCCGGCTCAAGTTTCTCATCCGGCCGCCTGGATCATCACATTTACCATTCAGCGATCGACGCCGAGCGGCAAAGCGCCGAGGCCGATATTTTTAATCGCCTGTTGGTTTGGTGGTTCGATGAGGCCTCCTTGGTGCCAGGCCACCTGCCGGCGATCAGCGCGCAATACCTCGATCACGCGCGATGGGTTTGGCCGGCTCATCCGCAAATAGACGAATCAAAATCAGCCGCCGCCGCCGCTACTTTGCACGACCGCGGATTGATCAGCGATGAGGGTTATTGGATTAGCCGAGGCCAGGATCCGGCCGCGCAATATGAGGCATTAAGCCGGCAACGCGAGCACCGCCAAGCCGAAGCCGAGCAAACCGAGGAATCAGAAATATGAGGCGCGACACTACCACCAGGCGGCGGAGCCGGCACGCTCGCCGCGGCCGCGGACCCCTCGGCAAGAAGGATCCAAAATGGGTCGATGAGTTTTTGCCAAATTTTCGGTGCCGGCCGGCACACTGGGAAGCTACGACAATGGATGTGATCGGCGGGCCGGTGGAGATCACCGCCGCGGCCGATACGGCCGGCGAGGCCGACGATGTAAAACGCTTCTCGATGCTAGCTTACGCCGGCGGCCTGGTAAAACCGATGAATTCACCAGGGAAAACGGTGTTTGACCTGGCCGGCATGGACACTGCTGGACAGCGGCCGGCCTTATTACACCACCGCATGGAACAGCTCGTAGGCCACACCGAGTCGATCGAAAACACGGGCCGTGAGATCAGGGCCTCGGGTGTGATCAGCGGCGGCACCGAATACGCCCAACACGTTATCGAGACCGCCGGCCGCGGGTTTGCCTGGCGGGTATCCGTGGGAATTGATCCCGAGGGCGCTGAGATTGTACCGGCCGGCCAGTCGAAAAACATCAACGGCCGCCGGCTCAAAGGGCCGTTTTACCATATTACAAAATCCACACTCAAGGAAATTTCATTTGTCACGGTTGCCGCCGATGACTCGACTCAGGCGATCGTAGCAATGCAAAACCTAACAAAGGACAACACGACGATGAATTTTAACGAATGGCTCACCGAAAACGACTTTGACGCCGACAACCTCAGCGAGAAACAAACGGACACACTCACCGCACAATATGAGGCGGAGACTGGCGCAGACACCACCACCACCGCCGAGCCGATCGCCGCCTCGATCCAAATACACCGCGACCAGATGGCGGAGGAATGCACGCGCATCGACACCATCGAAAGATTGTGCGCGGGCCATCCGGGAGTGCAAGGCAAAGCGATCGCCGAGGGATGGGATTCCACACGCACCGAGCTCGAGCTATTACGCGCCGAGCGATCCAGCGGGCCGGCTATTCACAGCCGTTCACACGAAGCCGAGGCCACACTAGACACCCTACAGGGGGCGATGTTATTACGCTCAGGATTCGCGCTTGACGATCCATTGTGGGCGACCAATAAGGCCAGCGGCCTGGCTCCGCGATGGCTCCGGCTCGGCGTTGATCACGACCAACGTCAGCGGGTGATGGATCTCGCCCACCAATTCCGCGATGTGAGTTTACTCGACATTTGTCGAGAGGCGGCACGATTGGACGGAAAACAATCGGTAGTGGGAAAAACCGAATTGATCAAGGCGAGCACCAGCGGCGCAGCGTTGTCGAACATATTTTCGACTAACGTCAATTTAAGCCTGCTTAAATCTTATGAGGAAACCCGCGATTCGACCGCCGGATGGGTGGGTGAGACCGACGTGGCAAATTTCTTGACTCAAGAGCGGGCACGACTCAAGCCAGGATCCGGCCTGGCTCGCCTTGCTAGAGGCGGAGAAAGCCGCGACGTTACGCGATCCGATACGGTCGAAACCTATCGTATTAGCCGGTTTTCTGGTTCGTTCCATGTCGACGAACAGGACATTATCGACGATCATCAAAACGCATTGAACAGCCAGCCGGCCGAGCTCGGCGCAGCGGCCGCCAGGATCCGGCCGCAATTGGTTTATTCAATTCTATTGTCCAATCCTAATATGGCAGACGGTACGCCGATTTTTGATTGGACCGCTCGAGCCAACCGGCGCACCTCGGCAACCTTTACCGCGGCCACACTGGCCCAAGCGATCGGCGATTTCAGGATCCAAACCGAGGACGGTGTGACGCTCAACATTTTGCCGAGCCATTTGATTGTACCGGCCGCGCTCAATCTATCCGCGGCGCAGTTGATCAACTCCGCAGAAACCCGAGTACCGGCCGCATCGGCCGAGACGGGCACGAGAAACGTATTCGCGGATCAAGGCCTTACCCTAGTGACCTCGCCCTGGCTTGACAACGGAATGACGGACCCGGCCAGTGAAGCCGCCGTTACCGGCGCCGCCGGTGATTGGTACTTGATGGATTCCGCCTCGCCGGCGATCGAGGTGGCATACCTGCGATCGAGCGGCCGAGCACCTTCGATTCGCACCGAGGCGATGCCTGTGGGCCGTTACGGCGTCAGTTGGGCCGTGAGCCTAGACATCGGAGCCAAAGCGGTAAGGGCACTTTCCGCACACAAATCGGAGGCCTAACCGATGGAATACGACGTACAACGCGAGCTAAATATAGACGGCCGAAATTATAAAGCCGGCGACACACTCAAGGCCGATCAGCACCGCGAGTCGAGCATTAACGCGGCCGCGGCGGCCGGATGGATCCAGCCGGCACCGGCCAAGGAACCGGCCAAGGTGACCAAAAAAACCAAAACCAAAACCACGAAAAAAGAGGAATAGAAAATGGCCACACCTGAAGCGATTTACAAAACGAGCGATGATGTTATCCAAGAAAACGCAACCGCCGCACACGCCAGCGGCGAGGTGGTACAGCTCGAATGCCAACTGATCGGCATTTACGCCGGCCTGGCTCCGGCAGTCAGCGGCGAGCCTGCGAATTTCATGGTAAAGGGAATTTTTGAGATGAAGAAAAACACATCAGAATCGTTTACGGCCGCGACGCCCACCGCGGTTTACTGGGACGAATCGGAAAACCACCTGGTTGGCTCGGCGGGAGCGGGCAACGTATACGCCGGCCAGGTCACGGCCGATGCGGCCACGGCTGACACAACTTGTCAGGTGAGAATTAACGCCTGGGCACAGATAGGTGTGTAACAATGGCAAACATGATCGAGGCCGGTGTGAGCTACCTGGTGGGCGCGATGGCCGCGGCCGCCGCGTCGATAGTGTCGTTGACGCGAGACTCTGGTCCGTACAGCTCCACCACCAGCGATGTCACGGCCACGATCGGCTCCAGTGAGTTCGACGCGCTTGACCTCGGCGGTGTACTGATCGACGAAACGCGGACGGTGGATTTTATGATCCAGGTGTCAG